ATGGCAACTAGATTTGCAATTGGTAGTGGTATTTGGAGTTCAGGTGGGACTTGGGATAATGGTGTTGGGCCAGTAGCTGGTGATGATATATATGCTAATGGTTATACAGTTACAATTAACCAAAATATAAATTTTGCGACATTAAGTAATTCGACTACACCAGTTTATCTTCCTGATAAATCAACACCTAAAATGATAACTAATAGTTCACCAAGTGGTAGAGCTATAGCATCAATCGATACTAACAATGCTTATAAAGCTTTTGACGAAACTAGTGGTACAATTTGGTCTACAACATCAAACCCTAATTGGTTAGGTTATGTATTTCCAACACCAAAAACTATTAAGAGGTATTATCTTAATTTTGGCGGTAGACCGTCAACTTCATGGACATTTGATGGTAGTAATGATGGTACAATTTGGTCAACGATACATAGTGTTACAGGAAATTCTAGTGGTACTTATTTAAGTAGTGGATTAACTAATACAACAGGATTTACTTATTATAGAATTAATAGTTTGGTATCACAAACACCTGGAATAAATTATATTGATACGTTTGAAATGACTGAAAACACTACAGGAACCACTTATGGCGTTACTGGTGGTGGTTCGTATATAGTACCTGCAACATTATCAGGCACAACAACTATAAACTCAAGTGGTGCTGGTCTTATTTGCAATGCATCTATTAATGTTATTACAATAAATGCAACATCAGGTAATACTGTTAATTTCACTAAAGATGTTGGTAATGGTATCTATATCATTGGACCAGCTATGGTTGGTGGTAACACAACAGCTTCAGGTATTAGAGTCGCTGGTACTGCAACTGTTAATTATATTGGTGATTTATATGGTGATGATACTGGTACTTGGTATAGTAACGCTGGTGATATTAATATAGCGGCAGCTGCAACTTTTAATTTATATGGTAATATATTTACACCAAGAGGTAACCCATCTACCGCTCATTATGTTTTAAACTCAAGTGTTAATGGTGCAACAATTAATATAGTTGGTAGTGTGTATGGTACTTCAACAAATCCAACACTTTGTCAAGGTGTTTATAATTCAACTAATTCAACTGTAAATATAATAGGTAATGTGGTTGGTAATCTTGGTTATGCTGTTAACAACGTAGGTACAGGTGCATTAAATGTTCAAGGTGTTGTACAATCAACATCATTATCAACATTAGCTGCTATTATTTCAACAAGTACTGGTTTAGTTACCTTATCAGGTCCAGTTATAAACACAAATAACACAATGGCTGTATATGCGTCTAGATTAAGATTTTATTCTGGTACAACACAACAATGGAGATTTCAAGATACTGCAAATGCGACAAGGGTATTATATCAATCAGGATATACTGGAACAACAATTGGTTTACCTGTATCAACAGATGTTAGAAATAATACAGTATATGGTCAATATAATGAATTAAGAGGTACATTAATAGTACCATCACCTTCAGATGTTAGAATAAATGTATTAACTGATAATACTGTAGGTACAGGACAATTAACTGCTGAAGATTTCTTAAACGCAATAACTGCATCGACAAACTCAATAGCTGTAAGATTAAAAAATATATCTACAACACAAACAATGGGTGACCAATTAGCAGCTTTAAGTGGTAGAACTTAAAAATAATTATTTAAGATATAATAGAATCACATTAAAATTAATTAATGTGATTTTTTTATTATATTTATATTTTATAAATTTTAAGTATATTTTATTATGAACACTTTTAAATATAACTATAAAACAACATTACCAAAACAAGCTAATGCACCTTCAGTAACTATTGATGGTGCATTATTTTTGGAATATACTGTATCTTTTTACGTAAAGAGAGAAGATGGTCATTTATTAATAAAAAAAACAATATGTAGAACTGGTGAAACAGTTTATGCTAATTCGCATCAATGGTATGATGATTGGTACATAACAATACATTTAGGTGAAACTTTAATATCACATGATATATTTAATCCAACAGGTAAAGTTGTTTTTATTAAAATGGATGCTTACGCTTTAGGAGATAACATTGCTTGGATACCATATGTTGAAGAATTTAGGAAAAAACATAATTGCACCGTAATTTGTTCAACATTTTTTAATGATTTATTTGTTAAGGTATATCCAGATATATTATTTGTTAATCCTAATACCAACATAGATAATGTATATGCTCAATATTATATTGGTGCAACAAATGAAGAAAATTCATTGATATCACCAATAAAAGTTAATGAACACCCTCTACAGTTTGTTGCTTCAAATACATTGGGTTTAACCAATACAGAATTAAGACCAAAATTAGAATCTCAATTTAAAAAATTAAATAATAACAAAAAATATATTTGTATTTCTGAATACGCTAGTGGAATAAAGAAACAATGGAACTTTGAAAATGGGTGGCAAATAATTGTTGATTATTTGGTTTCTTATGGTTATGATGTTATTGTGATTTCTAAAGAGCCAACAAATTTAAATAATGTAATTGATTTAACTGGTGATAAATCAATATCTGAAAGGGCCAATATGTTATTAAATGCTGATTTTTTTATTGGTGTTAGTTCTGGGTTATCTTGGTTAGCTTGGGCTGTTGGTACGCATGTTATAATGATAAGCGATGTTACACCATTAAGTCATGAGTTTAAGACAAATATATCTAGATTATCAGCAAATAAGTATTTAGATAGAGTTGATTTTAATCCAGTTTTAATAACAACAGCAGAAGACGTAATAATTAAAATAAATAATATCATTTATTAAATATTATTCATTTTAAATATATTTATCGTTAACACAATTTACTAATAATTACCATTGTATTTATATAAAAACACAAACTATGAATAACAACCTAATACTAAGAATCCTTAACAGTCCATATAATGATATCACCAAAAGTAGTGTGTTAAGTCAAGCTGATGTAGATAACAACTTTATATATTTAAAGGGTGATTTAATCTATGCAGCCACCACATCTGGGAGCACAACTTACTTACATAAATATAATGGGGAAACCATATCATTTTTAGGTGGTAGTGGTGGTGGTTCTATATTTACTGGCGGTACAGTAACAGGACCTACTAATTTTACTAATGGAGTAACAACTAATACAATATCTGCAACAACATATTATAATTTACCTTTAGACGTTTTTGTAACTGGTGGAACATATTCAGGTGGTGGTATTACATTTAAAAATAATAGTGGAGGTACTTTTAATGTTTCAGGATTTACAACATCCTTTTCAGGAGGGTCAGGTAATTGTATTACTGATTTGTATGTAACAAATATACACGGATGTTCCCCAATAACAATACATGATAGTGTTAAATCGGTTGGGTCGTCAGCAACTGGAACAACATCATTTGCTTTTGGTCTTAATGTTAGTGCCGAGGGAAATTATTCACATGCTGAAGGTGAAGAAACAATCGCTAGTGGTGATACTTCACACGCTGAAGGTAATAATACATTATCTATCGGATATGGTTCACATGCTGAAGGTGGTGGAACAACAACAATAGGTTACAGGTCACATTCTGAAGGTTATTTGACAACCGCTATTGGTGATAATTCTCATTCTGAAGGTGGTATTACAACAACCATTCGTATATATTCACATGCTGAAGGTGTTAAGACACAAGCTAGAGGTGAAGCGTCACACTCTGAAGGTGTTCAAACAGCTGCTATTGGTAATGGTTCGCATGCAGAAGGTGGTTATTGTGATGTTGGTAGTAATATATATTATTCTGGTGGAACTGCAATTGGTGATGGTTCTCATGCAGAAGGTAGAGAAACAACTTCTTTTGGTAATTTTTCACATGCTGAAGGGTATTTATCAAAATCTGGATGGAGAGGATTTACAGTTGATAATTATTCATCAGGTATTATCACATTAACTGGTTATGGTGATTTAAGTAGTGCGTTTTACGCTGGTGGTGGTTTTATAAAAGATTCTAATGCCACACCAAAGTATTATTCAGCATCAACATGGAATGACCCTAATTTTGAGATATATTTATCAGGTAATCCAATTAATTATTTTCCTAGTTTTATTGCCGATACTGATAATTTATATAATCCGTTAGCTGACTATTTTAACGGTGATAATTCACACGCTGAAGGTGGTAATACAAGCGCAATAGATAGAGCTTCTCATTCTGAAGGTTCTGCAACAACAGCTTTTGGTCAAGCATCTCATAGTGAAGGAAATGGTACTTTGGCTTATGGTGATAGTTCACATGCTGAAGGTTTAAGTACAACAACTATTGGTTATAATTCTCACGCTGAAGGTGGTGGCTCAATATCAATTGGTGATTATTCACATTCTGAAGGTGGTGCTACCAATGCTATTGGTATATATTCGCACTCTGAAGGTCAAAATACAACTGCCGTTGGTAATTACAGCCATTCTGAAGGTGATAATACAAAAGCTATCGGTATACATTCGCACTCTGAAGGTATTGAAACAACTTCTATTGGTATTGGTTCTCATTCAGAGGGTTATAAATCAACATCATTAGGTAATTACTCATTTGTGCATGGTACAGGTAGTACGGCTTCTGCATCTACGTCAATAGTATTAGGTAATAATATTACAGGTACATCTGCAAATACTGTTTATGTTTCCAATTTCAATATTAAAACATTAGGTAGTGGTACTTCAGTTAATAACTTAGGTATTGATGTTAATGGTAATGTAGTTACTGGAACATCAGGTGGTGGTGTATCTATAACACCTTATAATAATGTTGGTAGTGCGACTACGATTTCATGGAATGTTAGTGGTGTTAGTACTAATTACGAAGTAACATTAACAGGTACATCAACACTTAATTTAACTAATGTTAGAAATGGTGAATATGGTACCATTATAGTTAAACAAGATGGTGTTGGAAGTAGAACACTTTCATTCGGTACTGTAAATGGTGGTTCTGTAACACATAAAGTGGTTAATGGTGGTGCTGGTGTTCCTACATTAACATCAAACGCTAGTGCTATAGATTTATTGTCGTTTACATATAATGGAACATTTATGTTCTGGACAGTTGGTAATGATTATAATTAATTATGAGTAGAGCCATATTTAGTGCAAATAATAAAGTAGGTCAAATATTTTCATTTCAAACTAATGTCACTAGTGGAAGTACTTTTGACCCAACTATTACATTTGTTAGTGGAAGCGATAGAGTTAGTTGGGATTTAGGTAATGGTAAGTTGGTTGCTGGAAATAGTTTAAGTTATATATTTACAGGTGATACTGGTACAACTAAGACTATAAAGTTAAAAACCAATAGACTTAGTAAATTGAAAGAATTTCAAGCCGATACTGATAGTATAATTGGTAGATTAGATATGTCTAAATGGTCTAATTTAGGTAATATAGTATCGCTATACTCTAACCCTAATTTAACAGGTGTGACACATACTTATTCAGAACAAACATTTTCATTTCCAATGGGTTATTCAGTATATAGTTGTAATTTAACTGGAAATCATGATATGTCAATGTTCCCTAATTTAGGAAATGCGCTTTATATTTATAGCAATATTAATTTAACTGGCATAACACATACAGCATCAACTCAAATATTTAGAAGATATTACGCATATAGTTGTAATTTATCTGGAAATCATGATATGTCAATGTTAACTAATTTGGGCGGTGCTTTTCAGATTAATAGTAATAGTGGTTTAACTGGGATAATACATACAGCATCAACTCAAACATTTACACAATATTATGCATCCAATTGTAATTTAGATTACGTTAATTTTAAACCATTATCTGGCGCAACTTTTAAAAACTGTATTATAAATTTAAACGGTAATAATATGATATCATCCGATGTTAATCATATATTAGACGATTTTAAAACAATAACAGTGGCAAATTCAACTAGATGGTCTGGTGTTACGTTAAATATTGGTGGTACAAATCAAGACCCTGATACATCAAGCGGAGGTTACAATGGGTTAGCCGCAATAACAACACTAACAGGTTCACCTTACAGTTGGTCAATAACTTATTAATAATATATAATTATGGTTTGGAGATTTATATACGATACTGAAAAAGTATACGACTTATTTGAAACAAGTGATATAACACTTACAACTAAAAATGTATTTGATGGTAACACCATTGATGAGTGCTTTAATAAAATAGATGAGTTAAAAATTTATTGTGTTTACCCATTAAATGATACACAAGATATTATTTTTAGTGGTGGAGCTAGAACAATAGTTAATACTAAACTATTTATATAATAATAACATTAAATAATTTAACTATATGGAATTCTTTATAAATAAGAACGCTACTTTAAATAAGCTAAAACTTGAACTAATTAAAGACGGAAGAAACGATTTTAATAAGTTTCATGAAAAAATACAAAATGCTAATGTAACTTTTACTATGACAGATACAGTTACTGGTGTTAAAAAGATTGCATGTAAACAAGCTAGTGTTGAAGAAGTATTACCTAACAACAATTGTTTATGTGAAGAATTTTATTTAACATATCAGTTTACAACAAAAGATACCTCTGTAGCTGGTAGATATGTTGGTAAATTTGAAATAGATTTTTTAGATGGTTCTGGAACACTTATCGTTCCAATAAGAGAAGAGCTGTTCATTAATGTCCTAGAAGGTTCAATAAAGAAATAATTCATTTGACTTTATAAAAATAAAAAAGTAAGTTTGTACGTTACAAACTTAAAAATAAATTTTGCCTTATCTATTGTTTAATTAATATTTGTTTTGTACATTTGTGAAAAATAGTACATTATGAGCCAAGAAAAAACATCAGTAAGTAGTAAAAGAATAGAGGAATTTTTAGAGGGTTCGGACCCTCAAAAATATATCGTAGCAGTTGAAGCTTCATTCAATGAACCTACCGTAACTCTTGTTATTAACGACCCAGAATCTGGCAAATACCAAGAAGACCATAAATTTAAACCTTTCTTATGGTTTAAAGAAGATATTACAAGCGTAATATATAATGGTAATAGAAAAAAAATACTAGAAGCTGGTACTAAATATGGTGTTAGACTTAAAAAACTAAGAACAGCTGATAGTAATGGCTTTTCACCATCCCGTATGGAAAATGGTTATAAATATATCGCCATTTGTACCAAATCTTATAATAGCCTCATAAATTATTTCAAAGAAGGCGGTATTGATGTATTCAAAGAAGAATATAGAACCAATTTCGTAATGTTTAGTCCAGTTGAACAATTTATGATTCAAACTGGTAAACGACTATTTAAAGGTATTGATGATTATGATGGGCTGCACAGATTTCAATTTGACTTAGAAACAGAAGGATTATTCGCCAGTAAAAATGGTATCTTTCAAATAGGTGTTCGTGACAATAGAGGTATGGATTATCTATTGGAAAATGATGGAGAGAATTATCAAGAAAAACGCGATTCTGAAAGAATCATGATTGAAAAATTCTTTAAGATAATAGATATCGTTAAACCAGATATAATTGCTGGATATAACTCTGAAAACTTTGACTGGCCTTTCATATTTGAGCGTGCTGAGCGTTTATCCATACCAATCACAGAATTAGCCGTAACATTAAATAGACTGCATAAAATCAAACGAAAACAAGCTACAGTTAAGTTTGGTGGAGAAACAGAAACATACTTACAAACAAGTATGTATGGTTATACCATTATTGATATTTCACATGCTGTTCGTAGAGCAATGGCGATAAACTCTGAGATTAAAGCTTGGGGATTAAAATATATAACACAATACTCTGAAATAGCTAAACCTAATAGGGTTTATGTTCCTGGTGATAAGATAAACTCTACATGGGCTGATAAGATTAATAAATACGCTTTTAATGATACAAATGGTGATTGGTATATGATTACTGATAATAAACCATTAAAAGAAGGTTATGAAATAAAAGGTGGTGATTATATTGTTCAAAGATACTTGTCAGACGATTTATGGGAAACAGAGCAAATTGATAATATATTTAATCAAGCAAGTTTCCTTATTGGTAAAATGTTACCAACAACATATCAACGCTCATCAACAATGGGTACCGCTGGTCAATGGAAACTAATAATGGCTGCATGGTCATATGAAAATGGTTTAGCAATTCCAGAAACTCAAAAGAAGCGTGATTTTACTGGTGGTTTATCTCGTTTGTTAGAAGTAGGTTATGCTAGAAATGTTGTTAAACTAGATTTTGCCGCACTTTATCCTAAAATTCAATTAACACATAAAATATTCCCAGATTTAGATATTACTGGAATGATGGAAGGTACTCTTACTTATATAGTGGATACTCGTGACCATTATAAGTTCTTAACTGGTAAAGAGAAAAAAACATATAAAGATTTAGAAAAGAAATTAAAAGCAGAAAAAGATAATTTATCTAAAGAAGAAATTTCTCAATTAAAAAAAGAGATTGATGAACATAAAGCTTTAGCTAACTTATATGATAAAAAACAATTACCACTTAAGATTCTTGCTAACTCATGGTTTGGTTCGTACGGTGCACCTTATATCTTTAACTGGGGTGATACAGATTCAGCTGAAGAAACAACTTGTAGAGGTAGACAATATTTAAGACTTATGGTTAGCCATTTCACCGAAAAACATGGATTTAGAGCATTGGTTGGAGATTCAGTTACTTATGACACACCAGTTTATATTAGATATTCTGATGGTACTTTGGACATTAAACCTATTTGTGATTTATTTAATGATGATTCGGAATTTATTGATTTAGATGGATTAAGAGATTATGAAGCTAAACCATTTGAAGTTTTGACTGTAAATGGTTGGAAAAATATAAACTATGTTTATAGACATGGTACAGATAAAAAAATACATAGAATAACAACTAAAGACAGATTAGTTAATGTAACTGAAGACCATTCTTTATTTCAAAATGGTATTAAAATAAAACCATCAACACTAAATAGAGGTAATTCTATAGATGTTTATAATAAATTAGATAAGTTTGATTCTTTATCTAGTTTATCTGAAGACCAAGCTTGGTTATACGGTTTCTTTTTAGGTGACGGTTCAGCTAATTGTTCCGATAGGAAATGTAAATACGTATCTAAAAAAACTGGCGAAACAAATATAAATAAAGGTAAAAGAAGTGATTGGAAGATTTCTAATTCTAGATTAGACGTTTTAGAAAAATTAAAACTAATACTAGAAAAAGAATTTGGGTTGGTTGGTATTATTAAGGACCATATGAAATCATCTGGTGTTTATAATTTAGTTGTCCATAAAACAGAATTTACTAATAGTTTTTGTAATGATTTCTATACATCATATAGAGAAAAGAAAGTACCTAGTTTTATACTAAATTCAAATGATACTATTAAAAAAGTTTTTTTAAATGGTGTTTGCGCTTCAGATGGTTATGGAGATGATTTAGACAATTGTTCTAGTATTGGAATGAAATCGCAAGTTGCAATGGCTGGTTTATCTATATTATTTAACGAATTAAATATAGAATATAAGATAATCACTAGAAAAGATAAACAAAATTTTATAACGTTTAGTTTAAAAAATGACAATAGAAATAATTCTAGTTTTACAAATAAAACAAAAAAGAAAACAAATGAAGTTTGGAAAAATGAAGTAATCATTAATAATGATAAAAACAATTTTGTTTATGATATATCAACAGAGGACGGTACATTCATTGGTGGTATTGGATTGATTAACTTAAAGAATACTGATGGATTCAACTTTGCATTTCCAGATAATATTGATAATATAAAATACCTTGCCAAAGGTTCTCATTGGAAAACTAGTGGTGATGGTGGAAAAGAATTAGTTGGATTGGATGCAGTATTAGCCGAATTCAATGAAAACTATATGGAAGGTCGTATGGGGTTAGATATTGATGATATTTGTAATTCAACAATCAACTTTGCTCGTAAAAATTACGCTAATGATATTGGCGGTAAAATTAAACTTGTTGGTAACTCTGTTAAATCTAAAAAAATGTCAGTTTATATTGAAGAATTTTTAGGTAAAGCTATTCGTATGTTATTAGATGGTGATGGTTATTCATTTGTTAAGTATTATCATGAATATGTTGATAAGATTTATAATTATCAAATACCATTAGTTAAAATTGCATCTAAAGCTAAGGTTAAACTATCAATTTCTGATTATAAAAAGAAAGCAACACAAAAAAATAAAGCTGGTAACCCTATGCCTAAACAAGCACATATGGAATTGGCAATGAAAGATAACATAGATGTTACATTAGGAGATGTTTTATATTATATCAATACAGGTAACGCTAAATCACATGGTGATTTAAAAACTATCGATAAGAATAAAATGTCAAAGAAAGAAAGAGATGCTTATTTTGCGTTAAATGGTTCTTATCCTCAGCCAATGAAAATTGTTGAACTTAATTGTAAACTAATTGAGCAAGATACCGTAGAACGTGATTTTGATTTATTGAAAGAATTAAACATGTTAAGAGAAGCCATTTCAAAATTAGAAGAAGGTGAAAATGGTCGTGATGAAATGATAACAAGGATAAATGATATTAATAATCAACTATACACTGATGAATATAACGTTTCAAGATATTTGGATGCTTTTAATAAAAAAGTAAAACCATTGCTAGTTTGTTTTAATCCAGATATTCGTAGCAAAATATTATTAGATATTGTTAAAACTAAAGATAAAGTAACAAAAAAAGTTACCGAGAAACTTAAAGATAGAAGCGTTTTTACACATTCAGAATGTGTGTTGGTATCTGGAATGCCTAATAAAGAAGCAGACCAAGATTTGTATGAAGATTTAATGAGAATGGAAGATAAAGAAATTAGATTCTGGGATAGCGTTAATATGGTTCCAAATAATATGGAAGAAATAAAATGGGAAGAAATTAGACAAGATTGGAAACATAGAATTGAATTGGCTAAGATAGAAGGTATACAACAACAAAAAGATGCTTTAGATGATATCTTTAAACATTTAGAACTTACTGATTTAAATTTAGTGTTATCAACTGGTAAATTACCTGTTGATGCATTTATTATCGCTGATGTTTCAGATGATAATACTAGTTTAGTATCTAGAAAATGGGGTGAGATATTATGTCCTATTGGTGATATTTTTAAATATGAAAAACAGTCAATAGACAGAGATAATTATTATAAATTAGTAGGTATAGAAAATACAGATAACCGATATGAAGAATACTTAAACTATTTAACAGAACAACAAGTATTAACTGGAGATACCATAACAATCGATTTTGAAGAACTATCTATAGATAAAAATACTTCTTTTGTTGAGCTGATTAAAGAAAATGCAAATCAAGCAATATCAATTAAATCTGGTGAACCAAAAAAGAAGAAAAAATTATCAGAAGGTGATGATGAAGATGATGAAATGGTAGAAGAAGAAGAAGATGAAAACGGAGATATGGTAAGGTCTGATGATGTTATTCAGTTAGATGATGATTTTGACGATACCTTTGGAGAAATACCAGATGATTATTCACCAATAGTAGAAATTAAAATAGAAGAAGATGAATGGGGATTCTAATAAATAAAAAAGGAGCTATATAGCTCCTTTTTTTATTGTTTTAATATACCCAGAATCCCATAGGTCTGTAAGTTAGTGATTTATTTAAGAATTCGGCCTCATTTGCACCTCTTTCTAATTGTTTTGTCGAAGATAATCTTTCAAGTCTAGTATCAAGTCTTTCTAATACAGCTTTCTTTTCTTCATTACCTTCTTGTATTAACGTTTCATAATCCATAGTTCTTTCAGCTTCTGGAGGGCCAACAACACCACCAAATTTACCCCTTGTTCTACCAAGTGTTTTCTTAGCTTCAGCTATAAATAATTGTCTTATAAGTGTTTTTGTTGGTTCATTGAAATCAGCATAATCTAATTTAGATAATGGAACCTGATTTGGCATTTTTATAATATCTGGATTATCTTTTCTACAAGCATCAACATCTGAATTTGTTGTATCATAATAAAAATACCATACTTGACAACCAGTCATATTTATAGAACTACCTACACCGCCAATACCTTGTCCAAATGATAATTTAGACCCAGGAACACTCAATAAATGTAATAATTTAGTACCATTAGGACCAGCAGTTATCTTATATACTAATTCACTTCTAACAATTCTATTTTTAAGATTCATATCGGCAGCAGTTAATAAAATATCAAACGCTGGTGCAATATAATAACCCATTCTAGAAAATCCAGCACCACCAGTACCAGTACCACCACCAGTTTGTGCAAATCCACCACCAAATCCGTAATCAATACCACCATAATTAGCCAATAAAGCTTGACTAGTAGCTGGTGGTGTTATCCATAAGACTTCATTAACTTCACGACCAGCTGGTATTTGATAAACTTGTCTACCTGCTTCTAATTCAACGTAATCTTTTTTAAGTTCCCATGGTCCATTTGTTTGTAACCCTACTTGTTTGGAATATGCATAAGTGTATTGTGTCATGAAATCAAAACTTCTAACACTCAATGCAAAAGCCATGTCTATATTATCAACATTATTACCTAATAATGATTGCCATTGATGTTCAATCAACCATTCTTGTACATACTGTGCGTAGTCTTCTATACAAATTTCTAAAAGAGTACATAGCATTTCGTCCAATACTTCAATTTGACGTATTGGTGCACCAACTGAATGTCTAAATTGGCGAAATAATTTTTCTTTTTCTTCATTACTAACAGCCATAAGTCTATTTATTTTATTATAAATATTTGTATAATTAGGTTTATATTAGTATTTTTACAAATATTTATAAAAACGGTTAAAATGATTAAGAAAACAACAAATGAGTTTATTGCATTATGTTCATTAAAACATAATAACAAATATGATTACTCACTTGTTGAATACAAAGGTGTTAGCCATAAAGTTAAAATAATTTGTGGTGAGCATGGTGAGTTTGAAAAAACAGCAAGAGACCATACTAATGGACAAGGTTGTCCTAAATGCTCTAAAAAAGAAAAGTATTTAAATTATAAATTATCAAAAGAAGATTTAATTTATTCTTTTAATAAAAAACATGATAATAAATATGATTATTCTTTTGTTGATTATGTTAACCTAAAAACAAATATTAAAATTATATGTCCAATACATGGAGTTTTTGAACAAAGACCAGATGTTCATTTAAACGGTGAAGGTTGTAATAAATGTTATTTAATAGCTAGAGGATTAAATGATAGGTTAACAACAAAACAATTTATTGAAAAAGCTATCGAATTACATGGTGATGTATATGATTACACACAAACGATATATACAAAAAACACAAATTACATAGATATTATATGTAAAAAACATGGTGTTTTCTCACAAATGGCTCAAGCACATTTACATGGTTCTAGTTGTCAAAAATGTTCATTAATAACGACTAAACCAGAAATTGATTTAGCAAATTGGCTTAATGATTTAAATATTTCTATTAAAACAAGTAATAGAACAATCTTAAATGGTAAAGAATTAGACATATACATACCATCTCATAATTTAGCTATTGAATACGATGGGCTATACTGGCATTCTGAAAAACATATAGATAAAGATTATCATATAAATAAAACTATTGAATGTGAAAAACAAGGTATACATTTAATACATATATTTGAGGATGAATGGTTAAACAAAAAAGATATTGTTAAATCTAGATTACAAAACATACTTGGACTAACACCTAATAAATTATATGCTAGAAAAACAGTAATAAAAGAAATATCAAGCGAAAAATCTAAAGAATTTTTAGATAATAACCACATACAAGGTAATGTTAACTCTAAAATAAAATTAGGGTTATATTACAATGATGAATTGGTATCATTAATGACATTAGGTCTATTGAGAAAATCAATGGGTGCAACTAATGTAGATGGTTCTTATGAACTACTTAGATTCTGTAATAAATTAAACACAAATGTTATTGGTGGTGCTGGTAAGTTACTTAAACACTTCATTAAAACATATAAACCTATTGAAATTATTAGTTACGCTGATAAACGATGGAGTAAAGGTGATTTGTATGAGAAATTAGGTTTTAAGTTTATCCATGATTCAAAACCAAACTATTGGTATCTAATTGGTAACAATAGGGAATATAGATTCAAATACAGAAAAGATATTCTAGTTAAAGAAGGATATGACCCTTCTAAAACCGAACATCAGATTATGTTAGGTAGAGGTATATATAGGATATATGATTGTGGTAACAAAAAATATACCCTATCTATTTAACCTAAAAATTTCTTTGTTAAATCAGCAGCTTCACGAATGGATTGAAAACTTATGTTAGGTACGAGTAATTGTTTACCAACTTTAACAATAGGAACAGAATCTGATTCAGTTATTTTTTGTATTTTATCAAATTCTTTTTCATTTTCTTCTAAATTGACATTCACATCAATAAATTCAATTCCTTCATTAGTTAGAATTTCTTTTAATTCTGAACAATAAGGACAATCAGGTATACTATATATCTTAACCATTTTAATCATTATTTATATTATCTATCATTTTGATAGTTATTTCTTCTTCTGTTAATTTATTATCACCCATAATGGTGTTAATTATATCTTTTTTGTTATTTAACATATTCCACATTCTTGTTGATATAGTATCTACAAATAATTGATAATATACGTTTACATCATTCTTCTGCCCAATCCTAAACGACCTATCTTCTGCCTGCTCATTTGAGCCAGGAACCCAATCAAATGAATTAAAAATAACAACCGTAGCTTCAGTTAATGTTATACCAACACCTGCCGATTTTATGTTACCAATAAATACTTTAATCTTTGGATTATTTTGAAACGAATCCACAGATTTCTGCTTAGCATTCATAGTCATTGGGCCATTATGTTTTACAGCCAATTTACCAAAATGCTCACTTAAAGCCTCTAATTCTTCAGTAAACGATGTGAAAACAATTACTTTCCTACCCATTTCAATAGCATTCTCAACCATTTCTATAGTATTAGGAATAGCCGCCATAGCTATGAACTTTCTTAATAATATCAATTCAACCAAATCCTTTTGAGATTCAAGCGATTTCTTACCCTCAGCCTTTCTTTTCTCCATGTAATCATCCCAAAGTTGGTCATACATCTTCCAACCCTTAAGGTCTAACCTATGATACATTGGCGTAACTACTTTATCTGGCATATCTAATACATCTGTCTTAAGCCTCCTTAAAATAATGTTTTTTGTTTTTGCTGCTAACTCCTCTAAATTACTAGCACCATCAGTTAACCATATCTGCTTTCTTTGCCCGTTTTTAAGCGTTCTCATGAACTGTTTACCATCACAATACCTAACAGCATAATGCTTCCAATTATCTGCAATAGGTGACTTAATAATCTTTAATAAATTAAAGAAATCCATAGGCCTATTTGCAACTGGTGTTCCAGTAAGTAACCATACTTTAGGTATGTTATGTTTAACACTTAATTCAACCATAATCTTACCACGAATACTTTCATGATTTTTAAGATAATGAGCCTCATCAACAATTGCTAAATCAAAATTACAATTAGCCAAATCCCTAAATAAAACCTGTTGCACTTCACCCTCTTTTCTCTTCTTATTATCTGGTAATGTATGAAAGTTTTTAAGAATGTCAAAATTTATTATCGTAAACTTAGCCTTTTTAAAATTCTTACCATCAATTATTGCAGTATCATCACAAAAAACATTTATCTCACGTTCCCAATTTATCTTTGTTGATGAAGGACATACAACCAATATGTTTTTAGCATCACTTTCTAATGCAGCTATTATTGATTGTGTCGTATTATGTGTTACTATTGCATGTTCAGTCACATATAACTTATCTGGTGCATCAACAGCAATACAAACAGAATCACCTTGACCACAAGGTTCAATATTTTTAATATATCTACCTATTTTATATTTTGCTGGTATGTTGTATGAATCAGCTTTACGTTTAAGTCTAAACGGATTAAATTGTTCTGGCATTTTAATATTTAACCTATAAGCTTTTTTACAGATAACTTTAGTACCATCTTCTTTTTTATAAGAACCTATCTTACTTTTCTTTCTAACGATACCACCCAAAGAATGTACAATCTCTGCAACATCATCAGCCAATTTTTCAGATACAGTACAATACTCAGTACCATTAAACTCACCATTACTTGATTTCATACAATGACCATCAGTATCCATAAGACCTTGTAATATCGCAAGTCTGTTTTCAATACTAGAATATTTGTATATATCTGGAATAAATTTTGTATCTGAACGTGTGTGTTCTAATTTTAAATCTTTTATATCAGAACTATGATTATTGATATAAGCTTTTCTTTTATTACCATCAGTTTTATGTTCAGTTAATAAAATACCTTCAAATAATTCATCAAAATCATCTTTATGTAATTGGATGGTAATTGCTGAAGACTTTGTAAAATGACCATCACCTAGAGATAAACCTAATAAATAAGGTTCAATAGGTAAAGTATCATTATTTTCAAACTCAATTGGTTTAACAATTGGTATTTGCCATTTAGAATCACCATTTTTTTGTTTATAATATGTTTTAAACTTGTAAGGTCTTTTTTCATTCCAACAAGTACCAATTTGTTCTAAAACCAAGTTTTCATCTAACATTTGCTCAACACTAAGTGTTATATATCTATTTTCCCTATTTTTAGAATTTTCACCAGAATTATTTGACGATACACTCCATAAATGTTCTTTCCCAACCAAAATACTATACCCATCATTAAATGTGACTTCATATAAGTCTTTAACACCTTGTGGATATACACCTATAATATTACACGCTTTACCATTTGAACCAATAATTTGGTCACCAACTTTTAAATTACCAATTTTACGTCTACCATTTGGTGTAAATACTTGATTACTAGTTACCTCTAATTTACCCAAACCCATGTCGTCAGCTAATATACAACCATTTCTAGACAGTAGGAATTTAACACCTTCTTCTTGGTGGTTATAAAGTTTTTTATTTTGTTTAGCTAGGGTATTGTTATATGGTGTAAAATCTACATCTATATTTATTTCTTCGAAGTATGGGTCATCGGTTACTTGTGTTTTTGGTAACCAGTACATTTTAGATTCTTTTTGGTTTCTATTTAGTTTACCGTATATGTGATATGTTTTATCAGTTTCCGCTAGGATAAATTCGATAAGAATTCTTTGTGGTACGAATGATAATCCGTCTTGTTTTTGTAGTTCTAGGCCTAGGTATTCGGTTATACCGATAACACGATTGATATGTTGTGGTTCTCTATCGTGGTTATCTATTATATATTTGGACTGATTTTCGGTCAGTATTAATTTTTTAGTTTTTAGATATTCATTCTTAAGTTTTATTAGATATGGGTTAATACCGTTATATTTTTCTAATAATGAAAGAGCTGAATGGCCTTTTAAATCGTCAAGGTTTATCAAAATAATTTATTTTTATATATCTATTATATTTAAATATAATAAATCTTTTCAATAAAATCAATAGTTTATTGGTTATTATTCAAAAGATAAATATTTATAATAAAAGTCATGGAAAATAATAAAATAACACCTATCACTAGAATCAATAAAGAATTCCAACTGTACGGTCTTTATTGTCCATGTAGTGGTGAATTGAGATATATTGGCATAACAACTGGATTATTATCAACAAGATTGTCTGGTCATTTAAGTAATCCAACAAATGGTAAAATAGCTTTATGGTTTAAAGAATTAAAAAAAAATAATAAAAAACCATTGATTAAATTAATTAATAGATATAATTCATACGAAGAATTATTAACAAGCGAAATTAATGAAATAAAAAGAGGTAGAGAATCTTCAACAGATTTATTAAACGTTGCTGATGGTGGCGATATAAACCCTATGTTTGGTAAAACACATACTGAAGAATCTAGATTAAAAATTTCATTAAACAATAAGGGGTTGAAAAGGTCTAAAGAACAAAACGAACAAAGAAAAGAGTTATTAACTAAATTATGGGGTAGTGAAGAATGGTCTAATAATTTAAAAACTAAAATGAGTGAAAATATGTTAGGTAATAAAAGAGCGTTAGGTTTTAAACACTCTGAAGAAACTAAATTATTAATTAGTGATTTACATAAAGGTAATAAATACAGTCTAGGTTACAAACATGGATTAGAAACACTAAAAAAAATGAGTGAAAATAATTCTGGTGAAAATAACCCTATGTACGGTAAAACTTTATCAAAAGAAGTGTTATTAAAAAGAAGTGAAAAAGTGAAAAGAGAAGGAACATTTAAAGGTGAAAACAATCCAAATTTTAAATTTAAAATAGGTAAAGAAGAATTATATTATTTATACATAACAAAAAATTTAAATATTGATGATATTTCTAAAGTGTATGGTTGCCATAGGACAGTTATTTCTGATAACATTAAAAAACATAACATAAAAAAAGAGGTGTCAAATAAATACAATATTAACTTAGACGATATTAAAAATTATTTATTAAATGGGTTATCACAAGTTGATATTGCAAGTATTTATGGTTGTAGTAATAAATACATCAATAAAATAATAATAAATAAAATAAATTAATATGGATAAAAATAATAAAATAACAACTATTACACGTATAAATCGCTTTTTCTCTGAAGAAGATTTTTTTTTTTAGAGATAAATATGGGCAGAGAGGCTATTGAGGGCGATGGTAACTTTACTGTTATATTATATAGGGTTGATAGGGAGATGAGTGAGAGTGATTCTCTTTATGGTGAGGCATCGAAGGATGGTATTAGATTTTTCCCTCCAGTTGAGTTGAAGGTTATTCCTATGTTGGAGGAGGCTGAGAACAAGACATATAATACTAATGGTAGTTTAAGGTATTTGCAAGATGGTCCTTTAACTTTTGGTATTTATGATGCTCAATTAACTGAGTTAAAGACATCATTATCTTATGGTGATTACATTGGTTATCCGATAAATGAGACTGAGATAAGATATTTTTCAGTTGTTAATGATGGTATTAAGAACTTTGACAATAAGCATACTATAATGGGTTATAAGGGTGCTTTTAGAACGATTAAATGTGCTCCAGTGGATAGTTCTGAATTTGGTGGTCGTTAAAATAAAAAATAGTAAATTAAAGAAATATGTCACCTAAAGGGTTTAAAACAGATATCAATATAAAAAATGGTAAAATTGGTCCAGAGAGAAGACAAGAAATTCTAGATGGTATTGCCGATAATGGCACTTTTTTACCTAAAGGTGTATTGGAAGAGGACATGGACCAAGCGGTTGTTGAGTTTACAAAATCTGATAAGGGTTTTGCGATTTCGATTGATGGTAAGAAAGTACCTGTTATATTTTTAACAATTCAAAGATGGACAGAATTCAGCAAAACATGGCAATTTTCAGATAAATACAAAAACATTGAACTTCCTTTCATTACAATAATAAGGAAACCAGATATTCAACAAGGTCAAAATCAAGCTGGATTATGGAATATACCTGGAAATAGAACATATACATATATGAAAGTTCCAACTTGGGATGGTGTAAGAAAGGGTATTGATTTATATAAGATTCCACAACCAACACCAGTTGATATGACCTATGAAATTAGGTTATTCACCAATAGGATGAAGGATTTAAATAAATTTAATAGAATATTTCAGAGAGCATTTCAATCTAGACAATGTTATATAAATGCAAATGGTCATCCAATGCCTTTACATTTAGAAACGATTGGTGATGAAAGCAATATCGATGATTTTGAGAACAGAAGATTTTATGTTCAATTATTTGAAGTTAAGCTGTTGGGTTATATACTTGATGAAGAAGATTTTGAAGTAATACCAACAATTAATAGGACAATGATTGTTACTGAAGTTAGAGAAGAAGTATTATTAAATAATAATATTGTTTTTGAACCGCATGTTAATGTTAACACTGTTAACTTTACATTTAACTTTAAACCAAAATCAGAACCACAATTTACATTTACTAATCAATATAGTGTTAGTTTTTCTCAATTAACAGGTATTGTAAACTTAACAAGAATAGTTATTCTTGTTAATGGTATTGGCGTGTTTGATGGTACTATTTTAACATCGCCATTGGTTTTTAACGCTAATGATGTTATTACCATAAAAGTTAGCAAAGGATATTACAATGATGGTGTATTTAAATTAATAGGTAACACAATATAATATGAGCTGTATAAGTAATTCATCTGATATAAATCAAACATTCATAATTGAACCTTTAGTTATGACTGCTGATACACCTACGATATCTGCATGTACGGCTGTTTATACTGATTTAGTTATTTCTTGTAGTGGTGATTCTGAAATACATTTATCTAGCGGTGAAACTATATTTAACACAAGTATAAACCCAATAATTGATGCAACAATTGATGTTGGTATACCTGCTAGAAGATTTAGGGATATAAATACTGTTAGTGGAACATCTAGTGTTTGGACATCAACAATAAAGGTAAATACCCCTATGTTAGATTTAGGGTTAGATTCACAAAGTAATTTAAGACAAATAACTGCTAATAATTCAATTATAGAAGACGATTTTTTGAATGGAGGTAATTTTTGATAAATAACAATATATTTATATAAAAACAAAAAAAATGGCGATTAGAAACACTAGATTAATAATTAAGAATAACACGGTACCAAGTGCACCATTTTCTGGGGCAACTTTATACAAAGGTGAGGCAATAGTAAATACTGCCGATGGTATAATGATGTTTTCTGGTATTACATCATCAACATCAAATTGGACACCAGCTGGCGTTGGTGGTAACGCTAACTTCTTTGAAGTAGGTTCTAATCTTTATAATTTAAAAATTAGAAATCAAATTACATCATATAGTGGCCTTACAAATTTAAGTGGTTTATTCCTTTCTGGTACATCTAATGGATTTGTTTTAGCACCAGTTTCATCAATAAGCGGTTCTGATACTTATGTAACTGGATTTACATATAATAATAGTAACGTATTTACTATAGGTCAAAATAATGGTCAACCTAGTTTAACAGCATCAATTAATACGATGACTGGTTTGACTATTAGTGGTACGTTGTCTGCTACGACAGCAAATATTGGAACTGAAAATTTAAACACGCTTAACGCAACTGGCGCTACTATTACAACGTTGAATTCTACAACCATTAATGGTGGTAACGTAAATGTTAATAATTTAACAGTAACTGGAAGTGCTACTTATAATCAAACAGCAACTGCTGCAAATGATATTGTTAATTATTCTACATTAACTGCATATTCACAAACAAATGATGTTTATGTTACTGGTGGTACTATTTCATATACTGGACCTAATGGTTCAATTGTTTTAGGTAGAAAAAATGCATCAAATGTAACTTTAACTGGTTTAACAGATGTTTATACGACTGGTGGTACTTATAATGCTGGCACACTTACATTAAATAATAATAATAACGCTTCATTTAATGTTACTGGTTTAACATCAACTGATACATTCGTAACTGGTTTCACATATTCACCAACAACAAACACGTTTACAATTAAACAAAACCAAGGTCAATCTGATTTACCAGTTCAATTTGCAACAGTTTCTGGTTTAACATTTAGTAATTTAACAGCTGGTAGAGTTGTTTATGTTGGTACAGGTGGTTTATTAACAGATAAATCTGGATTTACTTATGATGCTGCTACAAATACATTTAGTGTTCCTACTGATGGTACTGTTAATGTTGGTACAGGTGGTTTAAATGTTGCAGGAAGTGCTGTTATTCAAGGTTCTCTTACCGTATTTGGCCCATCCGTTTCAGCGTTTACTAGTCAATTATATGTAGAAGATAATAACGTTATACTTAATTATAATCCTACTGGAAGTACAACTGTAACATCTATTGGTGCAGGTTTTACTATTCAAGATGGTTCAGGTATAGCAAATACCGCAACTACTTTAAATATTGGTTTATCTTACTTAAACGGTAATTTATCTCCAAATACTGAATATACAGCTTCAACTGGTAACGCTAATAGAAATATATACACACAAGTTGGTGATATTATAATTAGAAACACTAATTATAATGATAGCGCACCAAATGGTGTAAGAGTACTTACGGAAAATGATATTTTAGATGGGGGTAGCTATTGATGGTTCATAGTAACTATTGATTTTAAAAATATCATAATTATAATATGCACAATTTAACGATTGTGCATATTTATTTTATATAGGTTATATAACCTTAAAAAACACAATAACTCTTTATAGGGATTTTAAAAATAGACCATATATATGGCGGATAAGATTAGAAATAACACGTTTTTAATTAAACGTTCAAACGTACCAGGAAAAGTACCAACCGCTGGTAGTTTACTACTAGGTGAATTAGCATTAAATACTAGTGACGTAATATTATACGCTTCTGGTACTACAGCAAACTCAATACTACCAATAGGGTGGGATAGAGTTTCTAGAACTGGTGATACTATGACTGGTAGTTTATACGCACCTTCTATTTCTGCCACAACAATATCTGCTACTACATATCTTAACTTACCTTCATCAACGTTTACTGGTGGTACAGTAACTGGACCAACTAATTTTACAAACGGATTAACAGCCAATACTATGAGTGCTACAACTTATTATGGTGATGGTTCTAATCTAACTGGTATATCGGCAGTAGCGACTGAATTCGTGGTTAATTGTCGTAACCAAAGTGGTTCAGATATGTATAGAGGTCAAGTAGTGTATATGAATGGGTCAACGGGGAATAAACCTACAATACTATTAGCACAAGCGAACTCTGAGATGACATCAGCCAGAACATTTGGTGTGTTAAAAAATGATATTGCAAACAATGATTATGGTGATGTAGTAACAATTGGTTCAATAACTAATTTAGATACAAGAACTTCTGCAACACATCCATTCACAATAGATACTTTATCTGATGGACAAACAATTTATTTATCCCCAACTAATGCTGGTTATATTACAAATGTTAAACCATACGCACCAAATCATTTAGTTTATATTGGTAAGGTAGTTAGAACTTCTCCAACTAATGGATATATAGAATATCAAATTCAAAATGGGTATGAATTAGATGAATTACACGATGTTAAAATAACTGGGGTAACATATGGTGATTTGTTAACATATTCAGCATATAATGGTAGTAATGTTTGGGTTAATAGTAAAACTCTTAATGGTTCTTATACTGTAACTGGTGATACAAGTGTTGGTGGTCAGATGAAAGCTACAACAGTTTCAGCTACAACATATTATAACTTACCAATAACAACAGATATAACAATTACTGGTGCAACTTATAGTAATAATACATTTACATATAGAAATAATACAGGTGGTACATTTAGTACATTATTTAATACTGTAACAGGATTAACTGTTACTGGTAATCTTACTGTAACAGGTGGAACTCAATCTATATTTTCAGGTAATAGTTCATCTGACTTAGTTAGGATAACTCAAACTGGAACTGGTAATGCATTTGTTGTTGAGGATAGCACTACACCAGATAGTTCAAAATTTGTAATTAATTCTTCAGGTAATGTAGGTGTTGGGATTGATTCTCAACCAACAACAAAATTATATGTTAATAATAACGCCTTAGATGGTGTAACTAATGTTATAATTGGTTATAATGGAATTTCTTCAGGTGGAACTGGTGTATATGGTATATCAAGTTTACCAGCTGTTAATGGTACATCATATGGTGTTAGAGGTGAGTCTAATGAAAACTCTGTATCAAATATTGGTGTATATGGATATGCTTGGAATTCTGATTGGTCTGGTGGTATAAATAAAGGTGGATTATTTATTGGTGAAGGTAGTAATACTAATATAGGTGTTGATGCCACTGGTCAAGCAGCGAATAGTAATCCTTCACCATTATCAATAGGTGGTAAATTTACTGCACAATTTTCAGATAGTAATTATTCAGTTCAATTAATTGATGGTACACAAGGAATAAATAAAGTTTTAGTATCACAAACAACAGATGGTAAGGCTAATTGGAGTGATGTATTAAGTGGTCTAACAAGAGTTAATACTACTACAATATCTGCAACAACTTATCAAAATTTACCATTAGATATTCGAGTAACTGGAGGTACTTATTCTACTGGTACAGCTACTTTTACAAATAATACTGGTGGTACATTTAGTGTTACTGGATTTAGTACAGCTACAGCATTTACAGGAGGTACAGTTACTGGAGCTACAAACTTCACAGGAGGTCTTACAGCGAATACTATATCTGCAACAACATATTTAAATTTACCTGTAACAACAGATATAACAATTACTGGTGCTAGTTATAGTAATAATACATTTACATATACTAATAATACTGGCGGAACATTTAATGTATTATTTAATACGGTTACTGGGTTAACATCTACTGGTACGATATCTTCTAGTATTTTATCTGCAACAACATACTTAAACTTACCTTTAGATATAAGAGTAACTGGTGGTACTTATACTAATGGAAATGCTACATTTACAAATAATACTGGAGGTACGTTTAACGTAACTGGATTTAGTACTAGTACTGCTACTGCATTTACAGGAGGTACAGTAACTGGTGCAACTAATTTCACTGGAGGTGTTACAGCGAATACAATATCAGCTACTACTTATCAGAATTTACCTACTGATATAAGAGTAACTGGAGCAACATATTCAAATAATACATTTACCTTTACAAATAATACTGGTGGTACATTTAGTACATTATTTAACACAGTAACAGGACTAACTGTTAATGGTAACTTAACCGTAACTGGAAACACATCAGTACAAGGTTTAAGCGGAACAACAGCTACATTATCTGGTTCAGGTCAAAATATACTTACTATAATAGGTTCTGGGACCACTTCACCTATATTTACAGTTCAAGGTTCAAGTGGTGAATTATTTAGCATTACAGACAGTCTTACAGGGTCATTATTTAGTGTTAATGATATATCTGGATTACCAATACTTGAAGTGTTTAGCGATAACACTACACTTATGGGTAGTTATTTAGCTCCATCATTAAATACCACAACAAAAGTAACACTTACAGCTGGTACGAATACAGTATATTCAATACCAACAAGTGCTTATACAGGTGCATTCTTTGATTACACTGTAATAAGTAGTGGTTCAACTGGTGCTAGAGCAGGTAATATAATGGCTATATGGAGTGGAACAAGTGCTCAATATAGTGAGACATCAACCAATGATATTGGTAATACTGCTGGTATTACATTTTCAGTTGCTGTATCAGGTAATAATGCGGTATTAAGTTCATCAGCAACAACTGGTGGATGGACACTTAAAACAATAATAAGAAGTATATAATATGGCATTCAATTATTCACCAAAACCCGTTATAGATAGCAGTCTAGTATTGTATTTAGACGCAGCTAACCCTAAAAGTTATGTGAGCGGAAGTACAGTATGGACGGATGTTAGTAGAGGTGGGAATAATGGAACACTTACAAATGGGCCTGCGTATAATAGTAGTAATGGTGGTACTATTCAATTTGATGGTATTGATGATTTTGTAGTAATGCCTTCAAGAGTGGTTGATTCTACTTTTACTGCATTATCGGCAGAGTGTTGGGTAAAACCAACAAATGCAAGTACATGTTTAATAATGGAAAATGGCACAGCGTATACTACTAATGGGTTTTTATTAGCTCAAGAAACTTCAACTCAATTTTCTTTTGAAGTATTTGGTTCGGGATATGATTCCGTGATTGCTAGTACTACGTATTCAATAAATAATTGGTATCATTTAGTAGGTGTATGGACTGCTGGTTCTATCGTGAACATATATATGAATGGTGTATTATCAAATGGTACTAGAACATCTCAAGGAGCACAAACTACATTATTAAATGGAAACACTAATCTATATGTTGGAATTAGACCACCTAATTCAATACCCTTCAAAGGAAATATAAGTACGGCAAAAATATACAACCGTGCCTTATCAGCCACAGAAGTATTACAAAATTACAATGCCCTTAAAGGCCGATACGGATTAAAATAATATGGCAGGAAGAGTATCATATACAGGAGGAATAGTTCGTAACGGATTGGTGTTGCATCTTGATGCAGCCAAAAGAGATTCATATCCAAAGACAGGAACAGTGTGGAGCGATATATCTGGCAATGGAAATCATTTTTCATTATACGGAACACCAACTTTTAATTCAAATAATGGTGGTAGTATACAATTAAATGGTACAAGTCAATATTGTAGAAGTATAAACACTATTAATTTATCATCATTAAATGGGTTTTCTATACAAATAATAGCAAAAACCAATAGTGTTGCTGGGGCAGCCGTATACGAACACGGTCCTAATACAAATACTACTGTAGGTGGTTTTGGTTTTTTTTCTAATAGTAATGGGCTTATTACTGACTCCACAACAATGCATTCATTTTTAAATACTAATTTGGGTGCAAATGGCGGTGCTAGAAATATATCATCAAATTCACAATCTAGTTACTTTATTGAAACAAAAACAATAGTAAAAAATTCTTCTATAGGATTTCAAGATTACTATAACGGTCAATTGACTCCATATATAACATCCACATGGGGTACAAGTACTAGTACAGTTGGAATAACTACAACATTTTTAAATGATTATTTATATTTGGGTAGTAGAGGTGGAACAACAAGTTTTTTAAGTGGTAATATTGCTTCAATAATTATTTACAACAGACCATTATCCGCATCAGAAGTCCTACAAAATTATAACGCATTAAAAGGAAGATATATTTAAAATTATGGAACAATTACAAGATTACGGAAACAGAAAATTTATGATATTTGCGGTAACAGAATTACCACAGATTGATTTCACACAAGTATGTGAAACATCAATGGACACAGTTAGATGTTCAGTGGATGCCGCGAAAACATTTGTTAAATGGGATAGTGAAACGGTACCTTCAAGTGTTGATGCATTAACAACCAAAGAAGGTCCATACGCATATGAAGAAATACTTGCAATATTGGCAACACCAGAATGGACTGGCCAAAATCCAATCATATGAGTACTGTAAACGGAGGTCCTAGATTTGATGCAGATGTTTTAGCATTCATTACTGCTGCTGGTATTACAGATACCACACAGAAAAAAGCAATAAATAGACTTGTATTAGATTTAAAAGGTTACGGCATATGGACCAAAATGAAAGCTATCTATCCAATGGTAGGTGGAACTGCGGCATCTCATAAATGGAACTTAAAAGACCCAAGAGATTTAGATGCAGCATTCAGATTAACATTTACTGCTGGTTGGGTGCATAGTTCAACTGGTGCTAAGGCCAATGGAACAAGTGATTATGCTAATACATTTTTCAATCCATCTGTAAGTAGCAATATAAATTCATCACATATATCTTATTATGCTAGAACAGGTAGTAATAACAACACTGTTTGGGTTGGTTCGGGTTATGCTGGATTTTTACAGAGTTTTGGTGGTACTATGTATGGTTCATTATCTACCGGTTTACCAAATTATATGTCTGTTGCGTCAACAAACTACCAATTTGCTATGGTTAACAGGACATCTTCCAATTATATGGAATTAAGAAAATTAGGTGTTATGGTTGCTTCAAGTTCTGTAATTGCATATGGTTATGATGCATCACCATATAGATTGAATTCTTTTGGTAATGGTTATTATTCACCAAGTGAATGTGCCTTTGCAACAATAGGAGATGGCTTAACAAACACAGAAGCATCTAACTTATATACTGCCGTACAAAATTATGAAACAACTTTAAATCGTCAAGTTTAATAGAAAATCAATATGCAAGGAAGAAAATTAACAACGCAACAAGCAAATGAAATACATGGTGTATTCATATCACCAGAAACATTTATCAATGTAGTTTATGATACGAATGATAATCCATTCCTATTTCTATCTGAACAATGGGAAGAAGCATTGGTGTCGACTGAGTTTGCTTACCTATTAGCAATACCAAAAGAACAATATACACCTAAGATTGAAATTAATAATAAAATTTAATATAATAATACTATGGAAACTAAAAAACAAACATACCTTGAATGGTTCAAAGAAAAATACCAATTTGGTTGGGTAATAGCAGTAGCGATACTTTTTACAATTGCTTCTATATCTGAATTTAATTCAGATTATCCAAACAATGGATGGGTACCAGTAATTTGTGGTACAATAATATATTGTGTAATATTTTTAATAACTTTTTATCAATATAAAAAAGGTGGAAACACTAAATTTCAATAATTTATGATTTATTTTACTATTGGTATATTGTTGATTATAATATCAGCAATATCAGAATCAATAATGGATAAAATTCAATTCCATTTTGAAAAATCCATATTTAATGATAATACTTATAATAAATTATTTTGGAATCCATTATACTCATGGGAGAATAAGTGGAATAAAGATTTAACAAAACCAAAATTCTTTTTATCAACAACTCTTTTGGTATTTCTAACTGATGCTTGGCATTTTTTTAAGTTTTTAAGAAATACAACATTATTTATAGGTTTACCATTAATGGTTTTAAGTCCAATTAATATTATTATTTCTATTATTATAGCTAGAATAGTTTATGGACTTGTATTTACGCTATTTTTTGATAAATTATTGGATAAATAAATTATTTATTAGTTATCACATATTTATATATTAAATAATAAGTTATTAATCCTGGATAGGGAAAGGAAGATAATAAATGCCTAGTGAATTTAATATAAAGAATGGATTTATATCCAATTCTAACTCATCAATTATAGGTAACTTAACAGTTACTGGTGGAACACAATCACTTTTCTCAGGTTCTAGTTCAGTTGAAATGGTCAAAATAATACAAGATGGCTCTGGAGATGCCTTTGTAGTTGAGGACCAATCTAATACTGACCCTTCACATTTTGTTATCAATGCAAGCGGTAATACTGCAATTGGTTTAACACAACCATTGGGTAACGATAAGTTAACGGTATCTGGTAATACCAGTGTATATGGTAATTTTGTCGCAAATACAATATCAGCCACAACATATTTTAACTTACCAATAACAACTGATGTAAGGGTTACTGGTGCAACATATTCAAACAATACATTTACATATACGAATAATACTGGTGGTACATTTAATGTATTATTTAATACATTAACTGGGTTAACTGTTAATGGTAATCTAAGTGTTACTGGTAGTACAACATCTAATTCATTATCAGCCACAACTATAACAGGCACTACATTATACGGTAATGGAAGTAATTTAACTGGTGTTGTAAAAGGTAGTGGGACTTTTAATTATATCACAAAATGGACTGGTACTACTGGTATATCTAATAGTATTATACAAGATGATGGAACAAATGTTGGTGTTGGGACATCGCCACAATCATATACTAAATTAAGTGTTGCAACAACAGCAGGTAATTCTGAATCAGCAATAACCGCACTTAATAGTAATATGGGTGCTTCAGGTGTAAAAGCATTATCAAGTGGTAATGGTTCTGCTGGAACAATATACGGTCTTTTTGGTGAATCTACTGATGCTGGTACAACAAATATAGGTGTTTATGGTCTTGCATATGTTAATGCTTTTTCATCAACAAATTCAATAGGTGGTAAATTTCAAGCTGAATTTGCAACTAATAATTATTCAGTACAATTAATAGATGGTACTGAAGGTATTAATAAAGTATTAATTTCTAATACCAGTGATGGTAAAGCTAACTGGAGTAGTGTATTAAGTGGTTTAACTAATATATACACAAATACAATATCCGCTACAACATATTTTAACTTACCTACAGATATAAGAGTAACTGGTGCTAGTTATAATAATAATAACACATTTACATATACTAATAATACTGGTGGAACATTTAATGTATTATTTAATACTGTATCAGGATTAACAGTTAATGGTTCAATATCAGCAACAACAATATCTGGTGGTACATTTTATGGTAATGGTTCTAGTTTAACTAATATTCCTATTGCAGGTGTTACCAATTTACAATCTAGTTTAGATGATAAGTTTGATAAGTCTGGTGGAACTGTTACTGGTAGTGTTTTAGTTACAGGTGACGTTACAATACTTGGAACAGCAACTACTATCAATACTCAAACACTTACTGTTAAAGATAATATAATCACAATTAATAATAATTATACTGGTAATACTGTTCCTTATCCTGGAACTTCTGGTATTGAAGTATTAAGGGGTTCAGCCACAACTGCAACAGTCCTATGGGATGAAACATCTCAAAAATGGGTTGCTGGTATAACTGGCAATACAAAACAAATATTGTTATCTGGTGACAGTTTATCGTTATTAAGTAGCGGTCACACTCATCCTATAAGTGAAATAACTAACTTACAATCATCATTAGATAACAAATATGATAAATCAGGTGGAACTGTTAGTGGTAATGTTTTAGTTACTAATGATGTAACAATAAGTGGTACTAGTTTAACAAATAAATTAGGTATAAATAAAACACCTTCTTATACTTTAGATATATTAAGTAGTGGTGGAACTACTAATTTATATTATAATGATACAACCACAACTAGTCAAGGTATTAATTTAAGTGGGAAAACTGATGGTTTATATTATATAGGTGTTGAGGGTACTGATGTTGGTACTATTAGATTTGGTGTTGTTGGTAAATCTCAAACAGCTTCAAGTGTTTATGGTAAAACTGGTGATTCATATGTATATTCATCAGTTGTTTCAAATGGGTTAAATATAATCAGTTCACCAGGCACTGGTACTGATGATTATATAAGATTTTACGCTGGTACTAATGCATCAGCTACTGTACCAGACATGTATATACAAGGTAGTGGTTCAACTAGAGGATATATAGGAATTGGTACATCAAACCCTACTGAAAGATTAGACGTTAGTGGTTCAACTATATTACGCGGTTTGGTTAGTGTTGGTGATTTAAGTGGTTCAGATGCACAAATTAAAGTTGGTGCTGGTAGAACTGTAGATGGTAATGCTTATATCGATTTAATTGGTGATACTACATATACTAATTATGGTACTAGATTAATAAGGTATAGTGGCGTTAATGCTAGCACTGCATTAGCACATAGAGGTAGTGGTCTTTTATCAATAGGTACACAAGATTCAGGTTCATTACAATTAGTTACTAGTAATTCTGTTAGAATGTATATATCATCATCAGGTAATTCTGGTAATATTGGTATTGGGACTACATCACCTATAGAAAAATTACATGTAGTAGGTAATACATTAATTAATGGTGATTTAATAGTATCAGGTAACTCTCAATCTTTATTCTCTGGAAATAGCTCAATAGAATTAGTTAAGATAATTCAAACAGGTACTGGAGATGCCTTTGTAGTTGAAGACCAAGCTAATACTGACCCTTCCCATTTCGTTATCAATGCAAGCGGTAATACAGCAATTGGTTTAACACAACCAATAGGTAATGATAAGTTAACAGTTAGTGGAAACACAACAGTTTATGGCGCATTAAGTGCAACAACTGTTTCTGGCGATGGTTCAGGATTATATAATATACCATTTAGTGGTGTAGGTTTTAACTATGGTTTAGCAAATGCAATTTCAAATTTTAATTTTTTAACATAATAACAATATAAATAAAAATCAATTTTTATGGCAGGTAATAATGCACCTATATACTCAAGAGTGGCTGATGTTCAATGGAATTCAACACCAGTACAATCAGCAAATACAACAACAGATTTAACATCTGGTACAATATATCCAGTATTCACAGCAGATACCACT